AGGCTGATGGTTTTCATTCGGTCACCTTGATGAGCAGGTGTGCCAGCGATTGTTCGATGGTGGCGTATTCCTCGGCGCACAACGCCAGCCGCCAGAACATATATTCGCCATCCGTGTCGTCGGCAATTTCCTGCACCAGCACACAGTCGGCAGGGCTGCGGGTCTGAACCATCCGCGCCCATGCGGCACGAAGGGTCTTGTCGGTGATGCGGCTCTCAAGAGCGGCGAGTTCTTCCCAAATGTTCACAGGTTGTCCTCCCACGAGCGGCGGCGGTCGAGCCGGTCTTCGGCGGCCCAATCAGCATCGCGCTCGGCTTTCTCGCGCTCGGCAAACTCCGAGAGTTTGTCGGTGTGAACAAAGATGGGGGCCGGGAGGGTCAGCCAAGTGCCGTCCGGCAGTTTGATGGAGGTGATGGCGGCTGAATCCATTGTGCCGTCGTTGCAGAACTCGAAGTCGAGTTCGCAATGCAACCCCTCGACCAGTTCGTATTCGCGTGTCATGTCAGTCATGTCTGTTGCTCCTATCTGTGGATTGACTCGACAGGGATAGGTTAACACAGGTTACGGGTATGTCAACACCCCCCTTGAAATATTTTTCACGCCCGTTAACTTACCGCCCATGGACATCCAAGCCGCCCTCGCAGTCGCAGGCTCTAAAGCCGCCCTCGCCCGCAAATTGGGAGTCAGCCGCCCTGCCGTCAGCAGGTGGGTCAAGGCAGGGAAACTGCCTGCTATGCGGGTCTGGCAATGGAAGGCGCTAGAAGCCGTCACCCCGCCGATTGCAGCCGATTCTACGCCTACCCCCGGCTGACCCCTACCCCTGCTGTAAAGCCGCTATAAGCGATTCTGCAACCCCCAGAAACGACAAACCCCCGCACATGGCGGGGGCTTGACGGGGCGGGGGGAATGCCCTTACGCTTCAGATGCGAAATGAGCGTGGGATGGACAGTACCGGACAACCCCGGACTAGTCAAGCCTACGCTGGACGCTCGGTGTAGGGAAAACTCCCATAGGCTCGTAGGGGAAGAACGCGGAGCCGCACTTAAATCCGTACAGAGGCCGCCGATTTACGGACACGCAGCGCAGAGTCGGGAAGCGTGTAGGCGAACGGGGAAACCCGTCAAAAGTTGCCGACAACGGATGGCTCCGTCAGTCATCTCCCGTGCGAGTGAACTAGGCCGAATTGCGCCTATTCACCGCACGGATTCACCATCAGTCATCGTGCTTTCAGAGACTCTTTCAAACCTCCTTGACCATCGAAAATCCTTGAATCCAAGAAGCCTGAACTAAAGTTGTTGCATTAACCTCCGTAAACAGTTACGCTTGTCTTGTCTAACCACAGAGAGGTTTAACCACAAATGCTGTCAAATGCTCAACAAGCGTTAAATTTTTTTGAACAAAAAAATGAAGATAGCGAATATGTGGTGAGAAAAATTGAAAATTCTAACACGAAGGAATTAATCCTAAATTTTCATTACGCTCGCCGTATGCCTTCAATTTCATTTGCATATGGATTGTTTTTGAATGGCGAATTAGAAGGAGTTGTTACTTTTGGACAACCTGCATCACCAAGAGTTTGCGATGGTATTGCAGGAAAAGAAAACGCTCGTTTGGTTTTGGAATTGAACAGATTGGTTTTGCGAAACAATCGTAAAAACGAAGCAAGTAGATTAGTTGGGCAAGCATTAAGAATGTTGCCTAAACCAAAAATTATTATTTCTTATGCAGATACGGCCCAAAAACATTTGGGAGTTGTATATCAAGCAACAAATTTCGACTATTACGGTTTGTCTGAAATTCGTACAGACAGGGTTTTTATAGATGGCACAAAACAAAAACATGGACGCCATGTGATTAGCACAGACATTGAAAATTTACACGAAAGAACAAAATTAGTTGAGCGCCCAAGAAAACATAGGTATGTAAAAATAATTGCAAACAAAACAATTCAAAAACGATTAATGCAACAAATTAAATACGAAAAAAAGCGATACCCTAAAAATTGAAACCACAGAGAGGTTTTTATGCACGAACTAGACGAAGCCGCATGGGAGCGATGGGTTGCCTACCGCAAGGCCATTCGCAAGCCCATAAAGGAAGTCAGCGAACACGCGATGAAACTTAAACTGTCGCGCTTTGGTGCTGACCAAGATGCCGTGGTCGAGCAGTCCATTGCTAACCAGTATCAGGGGTTGTTCGAGTTGAAGAAGGCCGCGCCCCGTCCGGGCGAGAAGGTCGAAAAGACCGACAAGCAACGCGCCGCAGATGTCGCCCGTCACGCTGAACAGGACGACTGGAACGCGAGACAATGGGGCAAGTTGGAACCGACCCCGCTGAACCGTCTCAAGTTGTGTGAGGCATATCTTGCTCGATTAACCATCAGCCCTGATGCGGATGCGATGGAGCGTCTGAAAGACTCAACCGCCGCCGCGTTGCGGTCAGCGGATGCAGTAGAGGTGCTGGGTCACCCGCACCTGATGTCGATGGTTCGCCAACTGTTTGGTGAACGCGGTCTGAACAAACTCAAAAAGCGAGAGGTGCAATCGTGAAGTTAACAACGAACGATATGTGGGATGCGTTGAAGGCGTACCAAGTACAGGCAAACGCCGACGGTCACGGCAGGTCGTGGCAAATAGCGTGCCAGACAAAAACCGTAGCCGACATGGACGCTGCAATCGAGGATTCGAGTGAACGGATGCAGGAAGCCGACCCCGATTACGAACGGATGCAGGAAACCGACACCGATTACGAGTTGTTTGGTGGTCGCCCGAACGACGATTACGAGCGGATATACACCGCAGGCGAGGCGATGATTAACGCGGTATATGTGATGCAATCGGATGTTTCGCAGCAGGAAAACATCACGATGGCGATTCGACTTATCGAAAAGGCGCAGGAGATAGGAACATGAGCATCAACGACGGCGGCCCAGCGTTTCCGAGCACGATTCAGTATTTCCCCGACGACAAAAACGCGAACGAAGAGCAAGGCATGACCCTGCGCGACTGGTTCGCTACTCACGCGACGGACGCTGACATCGCAGCAATTCAGACCCCGCCGCACGGCGCACAGAACATCACGCGGTACGAGGCGCGGTATATCCACGCCGACCAGATGCTCAAGGCGCGGGAGGTGAAGCCGTGACACGCGAGGACATTATCCGATGGTCGCGGGAGGTCGAAGATTACGCCGACACTATCTACGAAAAAGGCGAATATCACCCCGGATGGTTGGAAGTTCGTGACCAACGCTTCGCCGCCCTCGTCGCAGCAGCCGAGCGGGAGGCGTGTGCGAAGATTGCCGACAGCCAGATAAACAACACCGCCATCTTGTTGGTCAACCCCGGCAAATCTGCCGCAGCATGGGACATCGCTAACGCCATCCGTGCGAGGGGGAGCAAATGACACGCGACTACAACATCAAGTGTGCCGTCAAGGACTGCGAAAATCACAGCAACGAAGGTCAGTTTGTTGGACTGTTGTGTTTACCCTGTCATAGATTTATAGCGGGAGACGGTGGACTTTACTCACAAGCGTTTCGCAACAGTAGTGACATGATTAAACAAGCGGTCGAGGCCGAGCGGGAGGCGTGTGCGAAGGTATGCGAACAGCCTAGCGATGAAATCCAGATAACGGACGACATAAGTCAGCGTATTTACAAGGATGCGTTTGATTGCGCTGAAGCCATCCGTGCGAGGGGGAGCAAATGACCCGCACCTGTAAGCAATGCGGTCAGAAGTTCTTCGGCGCGTCGAGCATTCTCCAGCATCGCAGCGGTGCTTGCGGTGGCGAGGAATTACTGAAGTCTCGCGGCTGGGTTAAGACCAAGGCAGGATGGGTATCACCACAACGCGCAGCGCACGACAAACGCCGTGGAGTTTGAGCGGCTGATGAAGAACCGGGATGCGCCGCATATTGATTACGGCGCATTCCTCGGGTTGCTGCCGAACAACCCTAAAGCCTGCCCGTGCAATATTGACGGCATCATCGAGCGAAAGGGAAAGTTCCTTGTACTCGAATGGAAGCGTCAGGGTGAGGGGATGTCCGAAGGGCTGCGCCGCACCTTGCAGGCACTTGCAGGGACTACGGGTTTTCAAGTTTGGGTGGTGCGCGGCGATACGGACAACGGGCTACGCATCGGACGGTTTTACTCGGTGCCACCTTTCGGCAAACCAAAGTTGTTAGGCGAAGGCGTGGATGAGTTCATTGCGGTGTACCGGCTGTGGTACGAGTACGCCGACGGGTCTTTCTGATGCGCTACGCCGCACGCCGGGATGCCAACGATGCCGCCATTACCGCAGCCGTAAGAGCGGCAGGGTTTACGGTGTACGACCTCGGGCTGGCAGGGCAGGGCGTACCCGATAAACTGGTCACCGCCCCCGGCTTTGCTGCCTTCCTCGAAATCAAGACCCCAACGGGCAAACTGCGGAAAGGGCAGGAACGCTTCCAGATGGCGTTTGAGCCGCTTGGGATGTGGTACCTAGCCCGAGACCCTGCCGAAACGGTTGCGTGGCTTCAGGCGCGACTGACGACGACCCAGAAGCCTTGACCCATGAGTTGATGGTGCTGGAGGTGGTGAATGTGGAAGCGTTCGCAAAGCCGGGGAAGCCACCACCGCGCAGGCTCTTGGATAAGATGGGCGTTCCTGCCGTCGCTTAACACCTTGACCGCCGCCCCCGTGTGGACGCTGAAGAAACCCAACCGGGGCATGATACGGGCAAGGTCATCCAGCACAGCGTCGAGCCGGTCAGGTTCGATGTGTTCCAGCACATCAATGCAGCAGACCATATCAGCCTCTACGGGAGGCCCGTACTCTGGGAAGGCTGGGTCATAGGGTCGGTAGTCAATCGAGATACCCGCAGGCTCAAGGGCGCGTTGCAGGTTCTTCTTGCCAGCACCGTAGTCGGACAACGACTTGATGCCGTTATCCACGATTAACTTTGCAACGATGGGCGCAAAGGCGATGGAAGCCACGCCATAGGCGGGATTGGTGTGCAGTTCGACCTGCTGGGCGCGGTAGGCTTCGGAGATGGTAGTCATGCTTGCATCCTTCCCTGTAGGGGTCTAGCATCATCGTACCATAGGGGAGAGTTATGGCTGCTCACGAAAAAAACGCGGCTTTGTTTGTCGGAACCATGTTCCACAGCGCGACCATTACGCACCTTCAGCACCTTGCTACGAAGTCCTTCGCGCAGCACATGGCGCTTGGGGAATACTACGAAGCCATCCCCGACCTTGTGGACAAGTACGCCGAGGCGTATCAGGGACGCTACGGCATCATCACGGGCTACGATGTCGAGTTCCACAAGAACAGCAACCCGAAGGCGTATGTGAAGTCGCTGCTGACCTTCCTCGACGAAATCAAAGGCTCACTCCCGAAGGACAGCGACCTTGTTAACCTGTTCGATGCGGTTGTGGATGCTGTGACGAGCCTCAAGTACAAACTCGAAAACCTCGAATAATGGCGAAGAAAGCGGAACCGTCACGGGTTGCTGCCGCGCTGCAATACCTCCAGCAGATGCGCGACCGTGCCGCTGACTTCGGTGGCGGGGTAGTCGATACCCTCGCAGACCGCGCACGGGATGTCGGTGGACTTGCATACGAGGCCTTTACGAGCGACCCCAACATCGGGCGCATGACGACGGCAGAGTACGCCCAAGCCGCCGACCGCTCGACCCCTCGCCTAGACCAAGCCGCCCAAGACCTCGGTACCATCGGCAAGGCAATCGTTACGCAGCCGGTTCAGACGGGCAAGGCTCTCGTGCAGGGCGAGGTTGAACGCGCACGACAGGCGATGACCAGTCCCCGCGCTGCCGGTGAATACGCAGGGTCGATGGTTGACCCTATGCGGTTGGCTGCTGCGCTACGCAAAACCGCCCCCATCGCTGAACTTGATGTCTACCACGGCACCCCGCATCGCTTTGAGCCGACCGAAGCCAACCCGTTAGGCGAGTTTGACGCAAGCAAGATTGGCACGGGTGAGGGAGCGCAGGCGTATGGGCATGGGATTTATTACGCTGAAAACATGGATGTGGCAAAAGGTTATCAACCGCGAGACACTAAAACCGAAGAAAAATTGATGAGGCTATACAAGCAAGCCGAGGCGCGACAAGACTATGATTCTATGAATGTCTTGGAGTCGGCAATGCTGCATAAAACCGCAGGCGAATTGCAGGAAATGTACCCGCAGCACGGTAAATTGATTAATCAGATTGGCAAAATCACGGCGCAATCAAAATCGTCCCTCTACAAAGCCGACCTCCCCGACGAGATGATAGACCGTATGCTCGATTGGGATAAGCCGTTAAGTGAGCAGCCGGAAAGTGTCCAGACAATTTTGAAAAATTTAGCCAAAAAAGACGCAGAAAAATACGGGGAAGGCGGTGGTCTTGATTACTACATGGGCGACCCAGATAGTTACGATGGTGAGAGCGTTTACCGTTATCTTGCTGAACAGCAAGACAGTCAAGTTAACACATCTGAATACTTTAAAAATCTAGGCATCCCCGGCATCAAGTATTTAGACGCAGGCAGTCGCGGCGGTGACTCTGCAACCGGAACGCGTAACTTTGTCGTGTTCCCCGGTGAGGAAAAGAAGGTCAAGATACTTAAGCGGGATTAACAGGTTGATGCGGCACGGTAAACAGCAGTAAACTGTCCGCATGGCAGATTGTGAAGAAGTGCAATGGCTAAAGGCGTAAAGACAGGCGGGGGCAGTCGAGCAGGCATCCCCAACAAGGCCACAGCCGCCGCAAGGGAGGCCATTTCTCGTTTCGTAGATGGCAACGCAGACCGCTTGCAGGGCTGGCTCGACGAGATACACCAAGAGAAGGGCGCAGAGGCGGCGTTTAAGTGCTTCAGCGATTTGCTTGAATACCATGTGCCTAAACTCGCACGCCACGAACACAGCGGCCCAGACGGCAGCAAGATTGAGATTGAGGCGACTTGGGGCAAACCCGAGTGAAGCAGCGGGTAGAACTCCCGTATCGCCCTAGACGGGCCTTCATGCCGTTCCACGACCGCACAAAGCGGTGGGCCTGCCTCGTCGCGCATCGGCGTGCTGGCAAGACTGTCGCAGCGGTTAACGACATCATCCGCGCAGCCTTCATGTACAAGGGGCCAAACGGCCTCTTCGGGTATGTCGCTCCATATCAGAACCAAGCACGCCGCATTGCGTGGGACTACTTCAAGCACTACGCCCAGCCGCTCATCAGCGACACCAACGAGCAGATGATGACCATCACGCTCGTTAACAACACGAAGGTCAGCCTATTCGGCGCAGACAACGCAGACGCAATGCGCGGCCTCGGGTTCAGCGGCGTGTACATGGACGAGTACGGCGACTTTAAGCCAAGCGTGTTTGGCAATGTCATCCGGCCTGCGCTCTCCGACAAACAAGGCTGGGCTGTGTTCGCCGGTACGCCGAAGGGCAAGAACCAATTTTGGGACATCTACGAAACGGCACGGCGCATCCCAGATGAGTGGTTTGTCCTGCGCCTGCCTGCCAGCGATTCGGGCTTGCTGCCCCAGAGTGAACTCAACGCGGCAAAGGCGCAGTTGTCCGAAGACCAGTACCTCCAAGAGTACGAGTGCAGTTTCGAGGCGGCTATCCTCGGCGCGTTCTTCGGCACAGAGATGCGACAGGCAGAGTCGCGTATTAACGAGCGTGTAGTCTTTGAGCCGGGGTATCCGGTACACACCGCATGGGACTTGGGCTACCGCGACGACACGGCTATCTGGTGGTATCAGGTGGTGGGCGGCGAGGTGCGCGTTATCGACTTCTACGCAGTCTCGGGTGCAGACATCCGCGCCATCGCGGAGGTAGTCGTTAACAAAGGTTACACCTACGGCAAGCATTACCTGCCGCATGACGCACGCGCCAAGAGCCTACAGACGGGGCGCAGCATCGTAGAGCAGTTGGCTGACCACCTCGGCATCAACCATTTGTCCGTGGTGCCAAACATCGGCTTGCAGGATGGAATCCAAGCAATTCGCCAGATGTTGCCCCGAACTTGGTTCAATTCCGTAAAATGTGGCGACGGAATAGAGGCTTTACGCCAGTATCAACGAGAGTATGATGAGGACAAGAAAGCGTTCAGGGCATCACCCCGACACGATTGGACATCACACCCTGCCGACGCTTTCCGTATGTTAGCCGTTGCGTGGAGGGCTGAACCGTCCGCGCAGAGGCCGTTAGAGAGCAAGACCTTGATTGTTGGGCCACAGAATGAGGTCACGCTAAACGATATGTGGCAGGTTCACGAGCGTAGCGTCTCAAGGAGGGCGCGAATATGAGTGGCGTTAATCTTCCGTATCAATACCCCTACGAGACGGTCGCCGTTTCGCAGACCGCACAGGTGCTTGGCACCAACGGCGCAGCAAACGATTACCTGCATCGCATCGTGGTGACGGTATCAACGGCGCTGACTTCAACCGTCAGCATCATCGACGGCAGCACGACCATCCTTTCCATCCCAGCGAGTACGGCTGTTGGCGTGTATGTCGTGGAACTTGGCCTCAACGCGGCTACCGGCCCGTGGAAGGTCACAACGGGTGCAGGCGCTGCCGTGCTGGCGGTTGGCTTGTTCAGCAAATGAACCGTAAGCCCGGACTCTACGCCAACATCCTAGCGAAGCAGGAGCGCATCAAGGCTGGCTCCGGCGAGAGGATGCGTAAGCCCGGAGAGGCTGGTGCGCCGACCGCAAAGGCGTTCCGTGAGTCTGCCAAGACCGCTAAACCAGAGAAAAAGGGTTACTGATGAGCGCAGCGTGGCAGCGTAAAGAAGGCAAGAACCCGAAGGGCGGTTTGAACGCCAAGGGCCGCGCTTCCTACAAAGCCGAGACGGGCGGCACGCTCAAGCCCCCGGTGAAGGGCGGCGACAATCCTCGCCGCGCATCGTTCCTCGCACGCATGGGGAACATGGCTGGGCCGATGGAGAAGAACGGCAAGCCGACACGCCTCGCCCTTGCGCTGCGTGCTTGGGGTGCGTCGAGCAAGGAAGATGCGAAGGCAAAGGCTAGAGCCATCTCTGCGCGAAACAAGAAGGACTAACAGATGGACGAGACCGTTAGCCGAGAACTTGAGAAGTACCTGCGGGTCATCGGCACCTACGAGAACGAGTTTGCCAAGTGGCAGGCTCGGGTGAAGAAACTCGTCAAGCGTTACCGCGACGACACTAGAGGTTCGGGCGGCAACGAAACCGCCAAGTTCAACATCCTCTGGAGCAATGTCCAGACGCTCATCCCTGCCGTTTACGCCAAACTGCCAAAGGCTGATGTAAGCAGACGCTTCGGTGACAACGACCCCGTTGGGCGTGTCGCTGCACGACTGGTCGAACGCGCCATCGACTTTGAGATTGAGCACTACCCCGACTTCCGCTCGACCATGAAATACGATGTTGAGGACAGGTTCCTCGGCGGTCGAGGCACGGCATGGGTGCGGTACGAGCCTCATGTTGCCCCAATTGGCGTAGAGGACGATGGCGTATCTATCACCTCTGCCATTGAACAGGGCGAGGGCGCACCGCCACCGCTTGAGCAGATTGAATACGAACGCGCTCCGGTCGATTATGTCCATTGGAAGGACTTTGGACACTCACAGGGCCGCACTTGGGAAGAGGTGGGGCAGGTATGGCGCTGGGTCTATATGACCCGTGAGGCGCTTGTAGAGCGTTTCGGCGAGGAAATGGCGCGTCAGATACCGACCGACCAAGGCCCGGAGACGCTCAACGCCTACCGCGACAGCAAAAGGCAGTACAACCTCGCCAAAATCTGCGAACTCTGGGACAAGGAGACGCTGAAGGTCTACTGGTTGTCAAAGGGTATGTCGCACTTCATTGATGTGCGTGACGACCCGCTCAACTTCGAGGGGTTTTTCCCCTGCCCGAAGCCGCTCTACGCCACGACGACCTCGGACAACCTTGTACCTGTTCCCGACTTCGTGCTGTACCAAGACCAAGCGATGGAGTTGGACATCCTCTCTGACCGCATTGATGGTCTGGTCAAGGCGCTGCGTGTGCGCGGCGTGTACGATGCCAGCCAACCGGCGTTGCAGCGGCTGATGACCGAGGGCGACAACAATGCCCTTATCCCGGTGGACAAATGGGCGGCGTTTAGCGAGAAGGGCGGCTTGAAGGGCAGCGTTGACCTGCTGCCGCTCGACACCATCGCGCAGGCGCTCATCCAATGCTATCAGGCACGCGCTGACATCAAGGGCCAGATATACGAAATCACGGGCATCAGCGACATCATCCGTGGTCAATCTGCGGCCTCGGAGACGGCGACGGCGCAGCAAATCAAGGGCCAGTACGCTGGCCTGCGCCTGCGGTCGATGCAGGAAGATGTGGCACTCTTTGCAACCGAGGTCATCAGGCTCAAGGCGCAGGTGATGTGTATGCGGTACCAGCCGCAGACCATCCTCGCCTACTCTGCCGCAGAGCAGATGTCGGACGCTGACAAGGCGCTCATCCCGCAGGCGTTGCAACTCATCCGCGACAAGCCGCTGCGTAACTTCCGCATCGACATCGCCGCTGACAGCCTTGTGCAGATTGATGAGGTGCAAGAGAAGCAGGACAGGCTCCAGTTCTTGCAAGCCTTCGGCGGCTTCTTGCAGCAGGCGTTGCCGGTTGGTCAAGCCTCGCCGGAACTTGTCCCGGTGATGATGGACTTGCTCAAGTACGGCGTGCAGGCGTTCAAGGCGGCGCGTCCGCTTGAGGGTACGATTGACGCTGCAACGGAGCAGTTGAAGCAGATGGCAGCGCAGCCGCGTGAGAACCCCGCCGCGCAACAGGCGCAGATGGAGGCACAGGCTGAACAGGCCAAGTCGCAGATGCTCATGCAGATTGAGCAGGCCAAGTTGCAGCAATCGGCGCAGGTCGAGGCGCTCAAGGCGCAGAATGACCAGCAACTGGAGCAGATGAAACAGCAGTTCGAGGCGCAACTTGCACAGCAGAAAATCGCCGCAGAGCAGCAGATGGCGAAGTACAAAGCCGACTTGGACGCTGCCACAAAGGTCATGGTCGCCCGTATCTCGGCTAACCCCGGCCTCGACATCCCCGCTCTGGAGCAGCAGCAAGCCGTCACCGAGCGCGTCATGCAGGATATGGGCGGCGAGGTAAGGCAGGCAATGCAGAACCTCGTGGCGCTCTACGGTCAGATGGCATCGTCCAACGACGAGAACATGAAGGGCGTGCGTACTGCCCTTGCTACGCTGACTGCCCCCAAACGCATCGTGCGCGGCCCTGACGGGCGTGCGGTGGGCGTGGAGGCGGTGCAGCAAGCCCTTGAACTGGAGCCGCGACTGCAATGATTACGACGACCAAGGGGATGATGGACGAAGCCCTGCTGGATAAGCGCGAGGGCGAGGTCGATAACGACCACGAACATACCCGTTGGGTGGAATATTGGCATGAGGGCGAGTTGGTGCATCGGTCTGTCCATGTCCACCTAAAGGAAGCCCCGCCCCTCTTTGGCGAACTGGAGAAATTCTGATGCCTAACACGCAGGCAATGTGTACCTCGTTCAAGGTCGAAATCCTCGGCGGCGTACACGCCATCGGCACACCGCCTACCCGTGGCTCGACCGCGAAGGACACCTTTAAGGCTGCGCTCTACGAGGCCACGGCTACCGTTAACGCTGCCACGACCGCCTACAACGCCTCTGGGGAGGTTTCGGGAGCAGGGTATAGCGCAGGCGGCATCACCGTCTCCAACGCCACAGCGCCTACCTCAACGGGAACCACGGCGTATTGGACACCCTCTGCCTCGCTGACCTATACCGGGGTGACCCTGACCACGGCGTTTGACGCTGTGCTGATGTACAACAGCACGCAGGGTGACAAGGCGGTAGCGGTCTACACCTTCGGGTCGCAGACGGTAACGGCGGGTAACTTCATCCTGACCATGCCGACCAACGATGCGTCAACCGCGCTTCTGCGGATTGCGTGATGAGTCGTGGCAAAAGGGCCGT